CTGGCGCGCGTCCAAGGTCGCCGGCAACGGTGACTATGAAAAACAGGAGCTGTCGTTGTTCGGCAGCATGACCGGATTGACCGAAGCGGACCTGCTGACCTTGAAATACAAGGACTACAACCGTCTTTCGGCGGGCTATTTTCGCCTGGTCGAAGAAGACGACGTTTAACGCCGTCACGCTGCGGGACACGGCTCAACGCTTGGCCAAAGAGACCGGTTTCTCGGCGGCCGAGATTGAGGCGCTGCCCTTCGATCAGATGCTGTGGTGGCTCACGGATTGAGCCGCCTTTGAACTCCCCGACGTATAGGGCACGCACATGGCGAACAAACTCGCGCTCGGCCTGGTCATTGGCGGGGCGGTCAGCTCCACGGTGGGCTCGGCGTTCAAGGACGTCACCAGTCGCATCCAGCGGCTGGAGGCCACCGGCAAAAAAGCCCGGGTGCTGGAAAAGACCATTGGCGACACCATGCGCCTGCGCGACGAATGGCGCCGGGCGCACATGGCGGGCGAAAAGGGCGCCTCGGCGTTGCAAAAGCAACTCGAAAGCAACCTGAGCAGCCTGAAGAAAGAAGGCGTGGAAGTGCGCAATCTGACCAAGGCCTACTCGGCCATGGGCCAGGCGGCGCACAAGGCCGAGCTGAAGGCCAAAGGTCACCAGCAACTCGACGAAGGCAATCAGAAGCTCAAAAGCAGTGTCGGCCAAGCGGTGGCCGCCACGGCGGCGATGGCGATTCCGACCAAGGTCAGCGCGGACTATGGCGCGATCATTCGCGACATTGCAATCAAGTCGAACATTGCCAACAAGCCCGAAGAAGCGCAGATGTCGAAGAAGATTATCGACACGTCGCGGGACACGGGCATGGCGCGTAACGACGTGGCCGAAGTGGTCAACGCCCTGGTGGGCGCCGGCATGGAATTGGACAAGGCGTTGTCTTACGCGCCGACCGCCGCCAAGTTCGCCGTGGGGCAGGGCTCTGACGGTGGCGAAACGGCCAAGATGATCAACGCCCTGGGGCAGAACGCCAAGATCACCGACCCGGCCATGATGCAAAAGGCCCTGGAGGCGATCGCCTACCAAGGGCAGGCGGGCAGTTTCGAAGCGGCCGACATGGCGCGGTGGTTTCCCGAGTTGCTGGCCGGGATGGGCAAGCTGGGCATCACCGGCATGGATTCGGTCACGCAACTGGGCTCAATGCTTCAGGTGCAAATGAAGACCGCCGGCGGCTCGGATGAAGCGGCCAACAACCTCAAAAACTGGATGGAGAAAATCGGCTCGGGTGACACGGTCACGGCCTACAAAAAGGCCGGGATCGACTATCAGGCGTCGATGAATACCGGCCTGCAGAATGGCAAGTCCACGTTGGAATCCAGCTTTGAGCTGGCGCAAAAATACATCGCTGCGACCGACCCGAAAAAGGCCGCCGCGATGGCCGAGGCCACGGCCAAGATTAGCCAGGAGGCGGACCCGGAAAAGGCCAAGGCCATGATGGCCTCCCTGGAGAAAGCCTTGCGCACCGGCGATCTGTTCGCCGATATGCAGGTCAAGGGTGCCCTGACCGCGTTCATGCAGAACAAGGAGCTGTACGCCAATCTCAAAAAGGACTCGGCGAATGCCACCGGGATCTTGGACAAGAACCTGGAGGAGCGCCGGCAGTCCTCGGCGCAGAAATGGTCGGAAATGGCGCAAGGCACGGACGACGCCATGCGCGCGATCGGCGACGCGTTCCGGCCGGTGACCGATAAGGTGGCCGACGGGCTGACCTACGTCGCCCAAGGGCTGAGCAAGCTGTCGGACGAATCGCCTAGAGTGGTGACCGGCATCGGCGCGGCCGTGGCGGCGGTGATCGCCTTTCAGAGCGCCATGAGTACCTTCAAGATCGCCAAGGGCTTGCTGAACATCGGGCGCGGCTCGTTGATGGGTAATCCGAACATCCCGCAGAAGGTGATCGTGACCAACCTGCCGGCGGGTGGAGGCGGCGGTCTGGAGGGCGGCGACCTCGGTGGCGATGGCAAGAAGGGTAGGAAGGGCGGTCGGGGCGGTGGCCGTGGCGGCAGTATCGGCACGGGCATGAAAGGGCCGGCGGTGTTCGCGGTGCTTGAAGCGGGGTACAAGGCCGTCGACACCTACCAGAACGCCGAGACGCGGGACGAGAAAGCCGAAGGCTACGGCGAAGCGGCGGGCGGCTTGGCTTGCACGCTAGCCGGTGCGGCCGCCGGTGCGGCCATTGGCTCGGTGGTGCCGGTGATTGGCACGGTGGTCGGTGGCATCGTCGGCGCAGCCCTTGGTGGCATGGGTGGTGACGCCGTGGGTGGTGTGCTTGGCAAGTCGATGTTTGGTAGCGACGACGCGCTGAAGCGCCTGCCGGCGGCCGGGCCTCTGATGATGGAGAATGCCGGAAAGGACATCCCGCCGGTGCTGGGCGGAATTGCCCAATCATTCGCACCCTCGACCACTGGGCCGTTGATGCTGGCCCATCCCGGCCAAGGCGCTTGGCCCGGGGCGAGCGTCGCGGCTACAGCGGCAGCGGCGGCGCCTGTCATGCCGGCGCCATCGGTGTCGTATGACCCGCGCGACCTGGAGTCGAAAGACGCCATGTTGCTGCCGCACTTTGCCAACAAGGTGCGTTTTCCGGGTTCTGAGCTGCGTCGACCCAAGGTCATTAAGTCGGGTTTGGAAGACCCCGCCCCGCAACCGGGTGACGCCGCGAAAGCCATGATGTTGCCCCCGGCCAGTGCGGACGCGGCGGCGGGGGCGTTGGTGAAACCGATGGCGGCGAAAGCGGAGGCGCCCAAAATCGAATCGAAGGTGGACATTCAGGCGCCGTTTACGCTGACGGTCAACGGTGACGTGAAGGATGCGGCGCAACTCTATGGCCAGCTCAAGCCGTTGCTCGATCAGCACTATCGCGACATGGCCAAGCAAATGGGGAGCGCTCAGCTGTATGACGCGCCGCACGTTTAATCAGGGGGGCATATGTCTGATCAAAACAAGACTGCATTGCAGCAGTTACAGTCGGGCTTGAAGTACCTGGCCACGGCCGGGGAAACCGGCCGGCGCAGCCTGGACGGCATGCTGGGGCCGGTGAATGGTGCGATCGGCGAAATCACCGGTGCGGCGTCCGAGCTGGAAAGCTTGCCCTTCGTCGGCCCCGCGATCGGCGCCAAGCTTCAGCGCGTCATGCGTGGGGTAAGTGCGGCACAGGCCAAGGTCGGCCAGGTGGTCGCCACCTACAACAAGGCCAGTCGGGCGTTGTCGGGGATGGATGAGCGCATGGCCACCCTCAAGGCGCAGGCGAGCAAGGCGGCGACGGCAATCAACAAAATCGCCGGCAAGGTCAGCCCATCATTGGCCAACGTGGTGCCTACGGGGGCATTTGCCACGGATCAGACGCCGGCGCCGGAAGCGGTGAAGTCGTTCCCGCACCTGCTGATCATCCAGCCCCAAGACCCCAAGGCGCAGCCGTATTTCTTCAACCTCGACACGGCCGCGTTTGATGAGCTGCGTCGCTCGACCGAATTCCGCTGGGCCTCACAGGAGCGCCTGTCGCGGCGGCCGGCGCAGCAGGGCGTCGGCATGGGAGACGAAAAGATTACGCTCAAGGGCACGATTTTCCCCGGCTTTAAGGGTGGCCTGAAGCAGCTCGACACGCTGCGCGCTCTCGGCGCCCAGCTCAAGCCGTTGACGCTGACCACGGGCTACGGCGACGCGCTCGGCACCTGGTGCCTGAAAAGTGTCGATGAAGAGCAAAGCGCGCTGATGCAGGGCGGCATCCCGCGTAAACAAGGGTTCACTCTGGAGTTTGTGCGCTATGGCGACGACATGCAGAACGTCTGACGGGGATCTGCTGGACACCATCTGTCATAACTTCTACGGCCACCTCAACGGCAGCGTGGAGGCGGTGCTGGATGCCAATCAAGGGCTGGCCGAAGAGGCGCAGCCCTATCGCGACGGCGTGCTGATCGTACTGCCGGATCTACCGGCGCCGGTTGTGGAGCAAGTCACTCTGTGGGATTGACTCAGCTCGCCGCATCCACGCAGGCCTGGCGCTCTTTGTCGTAGCTATCCATGCCATTTTCGAATTGGCGGGCATTGTTGAAGATCAGTCCCTGCCACGATGACGCGGCGCTAATGCCGGCCTCATTGCACTTGTGGTACGGGGTAAACAGCACTCCGAATTTTTCACCTTCGTTCTGTAATGCAGTCAGCTCCTGGGCCTGTTTGCGTCGCTGAACGGGATCGACCTTGCCGCTACGGATCTGCGCATACCCGCGTTCAACCACTGCGTCTAGTCGAACAATGAAGTCTTTCGCGTCGCCCGCTGTAGCGCTGGCCTTCGGCGCTGGCTGCGCGCTTTGCGTGCTGGCATTCGGCTCGCTCAAATCAATAACTCGCAGTTTTTCTGCTGCCTGGCTGGAGAGCGTTACGCCGGTGAGTAGGGCTGCGATAAAAATCCGTTTCATGGAAATCCTTACTGGTTGAGATTGAAGACCAGGATTCTATGAACGGCTGACGGTCACGTCCACCCACTGCCTACTGATCGCGTTACGCGGGGCGACCCGTTCCCACCCTAAGCCCGCCTTGTGCGGGCTTTCTTTTGGAAGCAATCCATGACCCCTATGTTTCGTATCGTGGCCGATGGCGTCGATATCACCGGCCTGATCAATGATCGGCTGATTCAGCTCAGCACCACCGACAAGCCGGGCATGGATTCGGACACGTTCGAACTGCGCATTGATGACCGTGACGGGCTGGTGACATTGCCCCGGCGCGGGATCGGGATTGAGGTCTACATGGGCTATGCTGAGACGGGGCTGGCCCGCCTGGGCCGCTACGTAGTCGATTCGGTCACGGTGTC